AATTGATTGGCCCATTGCATGACCGTCGAATTAATTTGAGCATTCATTTTAAGTTTTTCATTAGCAAAGAGTTTCGCCTGCACTAAATCGAATATTTGACGGCCTTTCTTCTTACCCTTATTGGCCAATTCCAAGCACGCAATGGGCTTCATAGCATCGTCGGTAACTAGCACTATTGCGGTAGTTCCTTTCATGACTCTGTCTCGGTATGATCCAACGCAATTTTTTAACCGTTTACCTGCAGTCATTAAATCGGCTGCTGTTTTTGGGACCATGAAGTGCATCCCATTCACGTCAGCTTGTAGCTGGGGAGCCTCCGGAAGCATTACGTCACCGTACTCTTGTTTGTTGTAAACATTAACTACAACATCATGAAAGTCTTTTAACTTGCAATTAGTATTCCAAACTTGAGCTATATATTCCCTATTTATTTGACTATACATATTAACGGTATCTTTAACATCTGATGATTCAGCATTTAACAGATACCTTAATAAATTGCGTTCCCCATAGCGTTTAGAAAGTCTAATCCACATATTCCGGATTTTTGAAGATTTAACCCCCATGCATTCGCCAAAATGGCTAGCATCAAATATTTTTGCAGATTCATTGTCTGAATCTTTGTTCCGCTTAAGAGTTAATATTGTTCTACGGTTGTTTTCATCCTTAAATATACCTAACATATCGGATAGTTTAACAATCATAGGATCTTCAACCATCATGCTGCGTAACAATTTACTATTAGGTGATTTGTGGTAAATCCGTAACGCTTCAAGAAAACCTATTCCCTTTTTAGTCATAGTTAATATTTCATCACTAAATGGAATATCACAAGCTGTACAGCGCCAATAAAACTCTCCCCATTTGATGTTGCTTTTAATCAACTTAGTAATAGGCGGCATATCAGGGGCAGAAAGTTTTAAAGCCATATTGACCAACATAGAAAGGCCATATCCTCCATATTCATCAATTGAATGCGGAATATAAACACCTTTTACCTTATATCCACACAGTTCTGTTAAGCGCCTTTCAAACTCGAGACGCAATGCTTTAAATAAATGAGCCAAACGTGATTTATTAACGTCGTGCACCGCATAAGATTTGCCAATATATTTAAGCACCATCATAATTGGTCTTTCATGATCACGGATATAATCAATCGTCAAAGGATGTTTATTTTTGTATTTATCAATATAAATAGCCTGTTTGTTTTTAAAGTCAAATCGCAAGATTTCTTTGTAAGAGCCGTCCTTTGATGTACCATCCCAATATAACTGGATGCCTTTATATCGTATTCGTAAATCAATAAAGTTCTTATAACTTAGAACGTCAATCTGCATCTCTTCAGGGACCACTTCATGTTCACTGTTGGCTAATAAAACTTTATGCGTAAATGGATTGGAATGAATGCCACAGTTTGGGCAAGTATAGTACTTAGCTGCAGTATAATATCCGCTTCCCATATTGTATTTTCTATTCCAACTACCACCGAACGTATGCCCACAATCACAGTGATGGATTGTGGTATACGAAGCATCATAACCCTTTTCGATTATGATGCTATCGAACATTTTACGGATGTATAAACTAGACACAGTTTCCACAGAACGCCACCGCCTTAATCGTCGAACATGGAAAAAATGTTCGAATTTTCTTCTACACTAGGCTCAACCATTGGTTGTGTTTCATCTGTAGCTGGTTCATTATCAACTGGCGCAGGTTCTTTGGCTGCTTTAGTCTTACGTGTGCGCTTTGGCTTTTCTTCCTTTGTAGCATCTTCCGTTTTATCCTTAGGAGTAGCTGACTTAGGCGGCTCTACTACATCAAAGGCCTTTATAATCGCATTGGATGCTTTCATGACACCCTCTGTATATGCTATACCTGCTTGGTATTCTTCAGCGTTACCAGGGTCAAGCTCGATCGCTTTGCGTAACATGTCTAGCGACTTCTTACATATATCTGCTTGGCTTTTAAATTGTTGCTTAGCCATATTTAAGCCTCCTTCTCTGCCATGATGGATTTTAAATCGGTGATAAGATCATCCGTCAAAGAGTTGCTAGACGGACGAGTAACACCATGCTTGCTAAAAATTGCAAGTGCTTTTTTTGCTTTTACCCCATCTTCGCCCATCCATTCACGGAATTCCTTATAAAAGGCTTTTTTATCTACAGGTTCAGGTGTTACATCTAACGTGTTTTCAACTTCCTGCGCAGGCGCATCTTTAGGCTCAATTTCTTCCTGTTGTGACGTCTGCTCTTCTTTTGGTTCAACAGGTTCTGCGTCTAATGGCTGCACTGGAATATCATCAGATGTTTGTTCTTTAGCAACCTTTTTGACATCCTTCTTGTCAGACTGCTCGCGTTCAACACACTTTTTAAATTCTACATTGAGCGCCTCTTCAGCAAGTTCAAGGCTCTTACCGTTAGCAGGTCGCACTTCGACAATAGGCGTATCGGAAGTTTCTGAGCAATTACCGCAGCATTGATGGTTTAATCGTTCATGCCAATCTGCTACTTGCACTGCTAGATCATCTAATGTATTGAATTTAATTGTTAAGATATTTTGATTTTCCATGATTATTTCTCCTTTTAAAATTTAAATAGTAATTGAACGGATCCGTTCTTATCATTAACGGTGCCTTCAAGATTGTTTGTAATGCCTAACTCTTTAAGTCCGGCTAAAACAATACGAGCTCTTGAAATAACTACCTTTGACCGTTTAAGTTCGTGTGGCTTTGGATAAATAGCACCTTTGATATTTTCTTTATCAATAGGTAGTACATGAATTACATGGTTTACTTTATCAATGCCCACCTTAAGGCCAATAGGTTTTCCCATTGCTTTATAAGCATCCATACTTAACCCACACGCGGAACCCCACACATTAAATCGTATCTTTGGAGGGTACCGGCCCGTTCTATTAAAGAAATCAAAATCTATATTTTTATTAACAGTTGGCATAGTAGCCTCCTTATGTGTTACAATTTAACTAGGTTAATTTAATTTGTGCTCGTTACTCATTGCCGTGAGTGCGAGCATTTTTACTTTTACGACGAATATGTTCATCGTGGCAAGGCTTGCATACTCTAATTGCTTTACGATTAATCTCGTCATAAATGTAGCTATAGGTATACGGAATCAACCGAACGCCACATTTAGTACATGTTCGAACTGGAGGTCTCATTGTATCAACATCCAAATCAACCAACCGTAGAACATAATGCTGACAGCCGATAATACTAAAATAAATAACGCTCCGATTACATCAATATCTTCCATAATGCTCATCCTCCTTAAATGATTTATAAAGAATAGCTACTGCAGATACAGTGCATAAAAGCAACAGTAGCATAGTCGATGAATGCAACTCGTACCCTTGTACATCTGAGCCTTCTAAAATCCCAAAACATGTGCCCAGCATGATACCTGCTAATTTTTTCATTTTTACTCTCCTATTCTTGCTTGGCATCGTTTACCTAGCCATGCATTAAACGAATCTAAATGAATTAATCGTTTGCCACCTCGGGCCCCTATCTTCATCGACGGAAAATCAAAGTCAGCCGCCCATTGGCGAATTACATCTTGGGGGACGCTTGCTAGTTCAGCAGCTTCAGCGACTGTTATACATAATTTATTCCTGTCCACAATAATCCTCCTTTATATCTTCTTTACAGATGTTCATAAAATTTTCATGAATATTTTGTGTATTCTTAAATAATTGTTTGTATAATCACCTTGAAAGGAGGTGATTATAATGAAATTCAAAATGCCGGTTGCCCCATTTAAAAATATGTCTGAATTATTTACTGTAATACGAAATAATAAAGTAATCGCTGACAAAGTGTATGGATTTTTCTGTTCTAGTAAATATCCAAACTCCATTCAAACATTAGAATTTTCAGATATAATAGAAGGCGATATCTTGGTTCATAACAAAAAGAACTATCATGTTATAGATGTAAAACCTTTGGGAATGACTGATGGCGCCATTTTAAAATATGAAACAGACTATCAGCGTGCTCATAAACGCTCTAATGCAACCAATATATTTAACATTGGCACTATAAATGGAAATTCTATAATTGGTTCACAAGAAAATATTTCAATTTCTATAGATCAATCCATAAATTCAATTTCAAATCTAATTGACAATGACAAAAATATATCTATGGAAGAAAAAGAAGCGTTTAGAAAAATGCTCCATTTGCTAGAAACAAACTTAAGTAATGATATCCCCGTGCAAAAAGGTCTATTATCAAAATTTTCTAATGTACTCCACAAGCATCAACATATTGCTATCGCAGTTATGCAGATGCTATTTGCTTTTGTCACTGCTCAGAGCAAATAATTCATCTATATCTTTTGCACATTTATTTTGAATTGATAAGGCTAATTGATAAATTAATGATGCGTCTTTCCAAACAGATAATTTATTATTTTGTGATTCTTCTAGATTAGTTAGTGCATCAGATAACACAATTATTTTGTCAGATAACTCCATGATTATTTGTGGATCATCCACTTGTTTTTGCAACTCCGTCAATAGTTCCAGCTGTTGGCGGAGTGTTTTAATATGTTTTTCCTCTTTCATTTAATGCCCCTCGCTACTGCCACTAACTTTGTTGGTGGCTTATATATTTTGCCAATTTATGAGTTTTTAACCGTAGAGTTAAATCAGTTGTTTGTGTTGTACATATTTTCTCCTTTGTTAATTAAATATTTATCTTCACCTCCCGTTCATGTATAATTTTGATGAAAGGGAGTGATATAAATGAATAGTTTACAAATCACAAAAATTTGTAAAATACTAGGTGAGTTATTAACTGGACAAGAAATAACAATAATGTTTGCTAATTTAGGTATTAACTGTGAACTTCCTGATATCGATACAAAATGGAAACGTATTTATAATGGAGTCGCTAATGAATGTAATAAGAACAATTCCTACGATCCAATGATAAAAATAATTGAATACATTATGTCTCCGTCACTCTTCGTAGAAAGACAAAATGATTTTACTGATGCATTAGATTCATTAAATACACTTTTAAGTTTTATCGGGCTTAAACTTCTTCCTACAGGAAAGGTAATAAAAGTAACCCCTGCAACAACGCTAGACGAGGCTACCGAGGTTGTAAGTCGATTGAAAGCAGATCTGCATAGATTTTCAATTCATCCTCAGATACTTGCGTTCTGTAGACCTGAAATTATTTCAGAAAATCTATTCCATTTGATATTTGAATCTTGTAAATGCCTATTAGCAGAATTGCGCTCTATATCAGGATTAGATTTAGATGGGAGTACTCTAGTAAATCGATGTTTTGAAGGTTCGAATCCGATAATCGTTATGAATAAATTTCAAACTGATGATGAAAAATCAGATCACAATGGTCTCCGTTCGTTGCTAAATGCAATTGTTTATCTATACAGGAATCCCAAAGCACATATACCCAAATACCTAAGTAATGATACTTATCAATCAACTATTGAGGCATTAATTATTATTTCCAGAGCACGATATGCGCTCGAAAAGTGTGTCAGAAATTATACTCATAAGATTAATTGATTCTGCATTAACAAGATTTGCAGCCCCGTCTAAAACTATTTTTAATTTCGACTCAATGCCAGGTATATACATATCTGCATCGTCCCGATTTAAAAATATCAATCCATCTTTGATGCTACGTGATAGATTACCGTTCAGGTCTATTACGTAGTATTTTTTATTGTCGAATTGTGTTGACAACAAAACTACTTCTTTGATTCATCTCTCCTCCTTCATCTGTTTATTAGTATTACATCCCTCCCCTCCGCGTTTGCTATAATGGATATAGAAAGGAGGTGAGTGGAATGAAAAAACGTTATTTTATTACTTATGATTTGAATAAAGCGGGACAAGATTATGAAAATGTTATCCAAGCAATCAAATCGGCAAGTGATGGAGCTTGGTGTACATATTGGAAATCGTCCTATTTAATTAGATCTAATTATCAATCAGCCCAAGAAGTATCTGACAAAATAACCAAATATCTAGATAGCAATGATAGTTTACTGGTCATAGAAGTAATAAATAATACCCAAGGTTGGTTACCAAAGGATGCTTGGAAATATATCAACGAAACTATTTTTTCAGGTTAGGACCACTTGTTGATTTTTCGTAATATTTCCGATTACTGTCTTCAGGAAACCATTGATTACTAGAGCTCTGTTCACAGCAGAGCTCTTTTTGCATTAATGCCTGAATTTCTTCAGCAGTACCTTCTACAATGATTTTCATCGCAATCTCCTTTCTGTGTTAATAAATTGTTCGCATATCGCGCCTTTTGTCGCAAGTAAAGCGCGCTTTACTTTTAAATTAAAAAAATAATGTAGGAACAGGAACATTAAGAGCTTCTGATAGTGCATCCATTGTGTCAGAGCGGATAAACTTAAGCTTTCCGGCTTCAATATTAACAATAGTAGTCCTAGAAATACCAGATATCCTAGAAAGCTCTTCTTGAGTTATATTTTTATTAATCCTACATTCTCTAAGCTTATTCATACGTCCTCCTTTCTTCATTTCAGTTGTCAAGCCCGCTTGACAGCTTTAGTATACTTTATCAAAAAACAATTGTCAAGCATGCTTTACAAAAATGTTTTTATAATGTAAACTTTACTTATCAAGAAAGGGGGATTCTACGATGTCATTAGGAGAAGCCATAAAAAAATATAGAGAAGATAATAATTTAACATTAGAAGAACTATCAGCAAAAACCGGTTTGACTAAACAATACTTGTCAATGCTAGAAAATAATAAAAATTCTAGAACAAAGAAACCAATTATTCCTTCTATTAGAACTTTAAACAAATTAGCGGACGGGATGAATATGTCGTTAGATGAATTATTAACTGATCCAGATGAACAAGATCAACTCGGCGAACGTGCACTTGAATTCTTCGCTGATGTAGGCGATAAATCTAGAGCAAATAATAAAACTGAAGAGGAATATTACTTAGATAAAGAAGCTGCTGAATTCGCTGAATACTTGCGTACACGCCCAGGGGCCCGTATGTTATTCTCTGCAGCAAAAGATATTAGTAAGGAGGATATGGAGAAAGCAGTTGAATATATAGAACTATTAAAATTAAAAAATAAATAGCATATAAGGGAGTGTGTTAATTTGGTAGTTAATGTAATTTACTGTGATTTACCACATGCCAACGCTGTGTCGGAGGAATGTGAAGATGTGGATACCCATAATATCTACATAAATAAAAATCTCCCCCATGATCGCATGAGGGAGGAAATTAAGCATGAATTAATTCATATTATTAATGATGACTTTTACTTGGATAAACACGTGGACCTTGTCGAACAGATGGTCCGCAGGAGTAACGTTGAAGACTCTGAACTGGAAAATATAGATTTCTACCACCATTATTTATCAGCGTTATAAGGGGATTTATAAAGGGAGATTTAAAAATGAAAAAGACTTTATTAATTACTACTATATTTGCCTTAGTTGCAGCAACCGGCTTTTCTAGGACTGAAGTATCTCATGACGAATTTAAGGCTTTAGACGGTCCAAAGGTGCTAGTGCATTACGATGACGGGAGCACGGAATTACTAGACGAACAAGAATATCTTGAACGCACTATTAGTATGACACAAGAACAAATGGACGACTTACACAAAGTTGATGAAGGCACTAAGAAGGCATTGGCAAAGTGGCAAGTCGATAATGAAATACATCGAGCACATTCCGAAGATGTTCAATAACCTAAAAAGGAAAAGAAAAAGCACTGGCATGACGATATAGATCAGATTAATTTCTATTATCATGTGTTGTAATAAAGGGAGATAAAAATGAGTGAATCAATTACATTTGACGATTTAACCGCTTTTTTAAAATCGGAAGGAATAGAACCGACTATAGTCCCCAACCGAAATTACTGGTTTCTTAGAACTCACGGAGGGGATTATTATAAAGAATTCTTTTTAAAAGAGTTTGTGGCTATAGGGTGGGATGATGTTCCATGCATGGAAGAACTCTCTAGAACGGACGAAATTATAGGTCCATTTAAAGAAAAATATGGTGTAAATACGACCAGAGTATTTAATCAGGTTTATCGTTTTTGTAGAGAAATGCAAAAAGGAGATATTATAATTATCCCTTCTACCGGATCCGAAGAATTTGCATTCGGCATCCTAGAAACTGACATCCATTATGAAGCTAATAACATTGATGCCGCACTACAAGAAGAGTCATGCCCTTATTTAAAGCGCAGAAAAGTGAAGTGGATTACTTCCGTAAAGAGGTATTTGATAGACCCAAAGCTTTACTTATTTTTTAGAAATCAACAAGCACTATCAAATGCCAACGATTATAAGGCATTCATTGAGCGCGCGATTAACCCATTCTATATTATGGACGGAACAGCGTACTTTAATATAGCTGTCAGAAGACAAACTGATATTCCTAGTTTACACCTTCCGTTATATATGACGGGAATATTAGAACGCGCTGTGGAATTAAGAAATGCAATTAATAACGAAGACGAGGCAGTAACTGCGGCCGCTAGAAAAATCAGTACAAGGGTAAATGTTCAATGTCCTGGAGTTGTAGAATATTTTGGACCGGTATTAACCATAATTGCACTTGCTGTAATAGGAGTCCTTGTAGTTGGTGGAAAACTTAAAATATCACGCGATCAGAGTGGCAATCCAGAGGTAGAATTATCTACAGACGGATTGATGGAAAAGATAATTTCATTTTTACAACTTTATTATGAAAATAAGAAAAAGAGTGCCGCGATATCTGACGACACTCTTGAAGAAGTCAACAATGATTTAAATATAAAAATTCCTAGGAAACGGAATTAATTTTAATATATCCCTGTTTTAAAATAAATAATACTATTAATACGCTTATAGCCCACCTTCCGATTTCTGTAAATATATTTAACGGTATCGAAAATAGATATAGGGGGATTGTTACAATTAAGCATGTTAAGCCAACCAAAGATATAAAAACAACTATGTCTGACAGAATTAACCTCAACAATTTCATATCTCCACCTCCAAATCTCACAATACCACTCTCTTAACCTCATTATAAAACTATTTCTAAGATGACTGCAATAGATATAGCACCTATAATTAACACTATATTATTAAAAAACTATCCAGTCGCCCAACTAAGATAAGGGTAACGACTAATTCAACGCCTTACACGATGACATATCCTTCACATATTTAATTATATCACCTCTAAGGCTTATTTGTTATACCCATTTTACGCCAAGGAGGTTATTTTATGGCTAAAAAACGAGCCGATGGACGCTACCAGGTATCGAAGATGATAAACGGTAAGCGTAAATACTTTTATGGCAGCACAAAGAAAGCTGCTGCTGAAGCTATGGAGAAATACGTAAATGCTAATCAATCATGTGCCAATTTCGATGACACGATCTCATTAAATACCTGGATTAATATATGGCTACAATTAAAAGAAAAGAGTATAACACCAGCTACTTATCAAAGTTATACAGGGATCATTAATCGTTATATTCGAGATAAAATTGGCGGTGTAAAGCTAGCAGAAATTAAACCTAATACATTACGCTACGTCTTTGAGTCGATGGATGGCTTATCATCAAGAACTATCTCCTACGCAATGACAATTCTAGGCTCTATATTAGAACAGGCAGTAAAAGATGACATCATTCATAAAAATTACATGAAAAACATAGAGCGTCCAAAGCAGGTCAAAGTCCGCCATATGGTAACGTTGTCTGCAGATGAAGTTAAGAGTTTCTTATCTAATATATCTAATTCTGAACATTATGTGTTGTTTAAATTAGCATTTGCAACAGGTATGCGACGCTCTGAATTGT